ACTTCCCAGACTTCTATATTAAGGTTAGGGAAAATAATGGATCTATCAAAAAATATTTGATTGAGATCAAACCAAAGAAACAAACAGTGGAACCAAAAGTTAAAAAAAGAAAAACAAAATCATATATTTACGAAGTCACTGAGTATGCCAAAAATATGGCAAAATGGAAAGCAGCAGAAGAATTCTGTAAAGATCGTATGTGGGAATTTAAAGTTCTAACAGAAGATGAACTAGGTATCCGCTGATGGCATATCCAACAGACGATAAAGAAAATCGAATTCGTTCTGTAATGAATAATCTTTTCGGGATTGAAGATCCTGATGATTTAATGATTGAATTATTAGGTGTATTAGAAGAAGGTGGTAAAGTTCCAGAGTCTGGTAGATATTATGTCTTCGTATATAATCCCAAAACTCCTAACATCAGATATGATCAAAATCCTCTCGTAGCAATAAGTGATGTATTCACCTGGGGATTTAGAGGAATCAACTTACACTGGGGTGAAGTGAGGCAATATACCTGGAATGAAATTGTTGGGCAAATCTATGAAATCTATTCATATGAACTTGCAGATGTTCAAGAGATCCCTTTTGCAAAATATCGTCTAAATAGTTGATAATAGATATATTGGAAATATAATGCCTGCAACAGCAACAGGTCTTTTAAGATATCCATACGAAGCAATAACTCAGAATACTGATTACTTACAGATCAGAATCTTTGAATATGTAAGGGCATCAACTGGCATCGATGCTTATACAAAGGGAATATCCGTAAGTAGTCCAGCACTTGATGTATCAAATTATGTTTCAAATAAAGCAAAAGTTTTAGACCCTGGTGGTGTAATTATTCTTCCAATGCCATCCAATATTCAAGATTCTAATGTCGTTTCTTACGATAGTGATTCTATGAATGCATTTGCAGCAATGGGTGTTTCAGCAGTTCAAAAAATAATGGGTGATGTTGGTGGTGAAATAGGAAAAGTTGCTAGTGGTGAAACCACATATCCCAATGGAAATACAGGAAAAAATCAGACTTTTGAAGATATAACAACAAAACTCAAGGATCTTATAAACAATGAATCTGTTCGAGGTGCTGCTACAGCGAAACTTGCAACACAAGCAGTTAATCTTTTTGGTGCTAATGTATCTTTTAATTCACTTCTTGCAAGATCTAGTGGTAAGATTCTAAACCCAAATATGGAGTTACTTTTTAATAATGTAACTCTCAGAACATTTAGATTTTCTTTTAAATTTGCTCCACGAGATCCAAACGAAGCAACTGTCGTTAAATCTATTATACGAACTTTCAAAAAAAATATGGCCGCACAAAAGTCTAGCGATATATTTTTAAAAACACCACATTTATTCAAACTAACATACAGGAAGGGAAATCAAAATCATCCTTTTTTACATAGATTTAAAGATTGTGCTTTGAGTGATATGAGTGTTCAATATACTGGTGATAATGTTTATGCAACATATTCAGATGGAACACCAGTTTCTATGATTATGAATTTGACTTTCAAAGAAATGATGCCCATCTATTCCGATGATTATGATAATGATGACAGTGGCACAGATATGCCAAATCAAAAGGCGGGTGAGGGTCCACAGGGCAATTTAATTTATGGTGCAGGTCAAAATAGTTCCACAGACGTAGAAGGAGTAGGATTCTAAAATGGGATACTTCAGAGAATTATCTAATTTTGAATATATTTCACCTTTATCTGATCGTAATAAAGACAACGAATATATTCTGGCAAAAAATTTATTCAGAAGAATCAAACTAGTAGATGACTTTCAAAACTCAACTACTAATTTTCAAAAATATTATATCAGAGATGGTATGAGACCAGATCAAGTTGCAGTTCAACTGTATGGTCTTTCAACTCACGATTGGGTGGTGCTTATCTCTGCTGGAATCACCAATGTAAGAAATCAATGGCCATTATCTGATCGTGATATCTACGATTATGCTCAGGCAAAATATGGTGTTGATGTTAATATGACTCGCTTCTACGAAACTAAAGAAGTAAAAGATAGTAAAGGTAGATTGATTATGCCAAAGGGGCAAATTGTTGATGCATATTTCAAATCACCAAAACCAAAAGTAGATACTGCACCAACATCATCATATGTTCAATTTTGGGACAGTGGTCTTGATACAATGATAACAAAAACTGATGTTACATCTCCAGTTACTAACTTTGAATATGAAACTAGACTAAACGATGAGAAGAGAGGAATATTTGTATTAAGACCATCTTATCTACAGCAGTTCTTGTCTAACAATAGAACTCTTATGTTATACGGAAGTTCTACACAAACAATAAGTAGAAAACTCAAGAGAGGAGAAAATATTAGACTCTGATCACCACAATAGATCTAGTTTCTTATCAAAGATCATAACATATCGATGTTTACGAGATCTATCTTTCCACTCACCCTCGGATCCCCTGACACTTCCTCTAGAGTGTTTAGTTCCATCTGCAAAGTAGAAATCTTTTTTTGGTTCTGATAGACCGCAATACCGAAAGTTACAAGCACGATAAATTGTGCCAGAATGATGGTCACTATCAGCGTATGAGATAATCCCCCTAACGCTGGTCTCTTTTCTAAGGCGTCTAATCGCTTTTGATACGAACCAAGAAGTGATATTATACTCGTTTTGCTGAGTAGACGGGTGGATGCAGAGTCGTGATAGTTCAAAAAGTCCATCTTGTTCATGACGTTGTAATCCAAAAGCACCTTGTGCAATTTCAGGAACAGGAAGACCTGTAAAAATACAGATTCCCTGAATACCACCAATGTTTAGTGGACAAAAATCATTGTTTTTGTATAGACCATAATTATAACCAGACTTAAAGGTTTTGGAAACATCCTTTAAATAATGAAACCGCAGAAGTAACTCTGCGGCTTCGGATTTGGTTACACGTTCTATAATGTAATCAGACTTCACTCTTCGGCAAGTTTGGCGAAGTAGGAGAGAGCATCATCATCTTCATCAGAAGAACTAGAAGTAACGATATCCTCTGCATTGAAGTCGCCAGGTGTAGAAGTTACCTGAGGGGCAGGACCACGGTTAGAAGCACGGAAATCTTCCTCTGCTTCAACAGTTTCCTGATCTTGGAAACGAGGGGTGCCCTTGTTGCCCAGAACATAATCAAGACGCTTCTTCAGTGCGTCATAGTCCTTAAACTGATCGGCAGCAGTGAACTCAGCGAGAGAGTTCTCTTTCTTCCAGATTGCTTCCATTGCGTCATCATCATCCAAGAGTGCGCCTTGTGCGGCAAACTCAGAAGAATCATAGTTACGATAACCTGCAACGTTCTTTGCCTTCAGTTTGAAGTTAGCACCCTGCCAGAAGTCAAACGGATCAATTGCTTCCTCGTCCTCAAACTCAGGTTGCATTGCAGCAGTCAGTTTGTCAAAGATCTTCTTACCATACTTGTAGAGCATCACTCTACCCTCGTTCTGAGGATTGGTAGGATCCTTCACAACATAGATGTTGCTGATATAGGTGAGTTTACGCTTCTGCTTACGTGCAGCATCTTTGCCTGCATCTGTGCCGTTGTTCCACAGCATTGAGTTGTATTCAGACACGGGATCTTTCTGTCCCAGACTAGTCAGAGAGTTCTCAATATACCAACCACCAGGACCTTGGAAGGCGTGGGAGTAGAGTTTCACGAATGGCAGATCTTCGCCATCGGGAGCAGGCAGGAAACGGATAACGGCATAACCATTGCCACTCTTATCACATTCCAGTTTCCAGAGACGGTCATCACTAGAACCGCCAGTATTATTCATTTTTTCAACTTCCGTAACCAGTTTTTGGGTAAGGGAGCCCAGTTTAGATTGCTTCTTAAGGTCAGCAAAAGACATTTAGATTTCCTCGGATTTTTTAGATTTGGGAGATTTACTTGGATAGTATAGCGAAGTTTTGCTCAGGTGTCAATATAGTCCTTGAGCGATTCAATGGTTTTATTCATACTATCGAACAGTAGATTCAGATCGGTCTCAGGGGGAAACCCCATCATAGCAACCGACTTACGTAGGTTCTCTTTCATCTCAACCGCTTTGGGGTCGTCCGAAAGAGATAACCTAGTATACATCACTCTCTGCTTTTCTAGCAACGTTGCTAGTTTTTCAACTTTATCTATCCTTGCATCGCGGTCCATAGAACTGAAGGCAAGGAGAGATCCATAGATCTCTTCCTGGAGTGTATTAATCTCCTTCAACTCTTCTTGTATGATTTCGGAATCGAAAAAATTACTCATGAACTATTGACCGTAATACTCTTTTATATTGGAATACATCAATATTTATGAAGGGATTATATTTTTTAATTTTAAGACTCACAGTTTCCCACACAGGATCATCCAATCTCTTATCCATAATAGATACGAAATCAAAGATCTTATTAAAGATTACCAGAGTTTCTAGACTAGTTCTTCCACCAAGATATCTTTTTAGGATTACTGGATGCCCTTTGGAACAACTGAAGAGTTCTTCTAATTTTCTCTCCGAGAGTAATTCGTTGCTTTGTTCTTTGAACAAGTAACTCAAACTCTGCTGTCGTTTCATCCACTCGGCGTATGTTCTTTCTCCAGAATTGATAATTTCTCCAATCCATAAGTTTTGTGGGTTGTCGGTGGAAACAAAATTTGCTAGTAGAAAATCTACTACTTCTTTATCAGAATATTTTCTAGAGGTTTTTTCAAACCAATACTTATCTTTCCTCTTATTAAATGAGGATACAGTAGCGCGAGATTTTCCCCCATACTTAAAAAAGTCATATTTACGATTAGTAAAATGACTCTTCATAGAAAGATATGTTTGGTAGGTCTCATATGGTGTCACTTTCAACATCTGCAAGATCAATTTTTTCAATACAATCAACGGTCACACTATGTTGACCAACACGATACCAATGATGTATTACACCACAAATATCAGGTTTTTTTCCAAGATACTCTAGATTATCGCTTTCATTTTCACGCAACCATGCTTGTAAGCGATGGTGCATTAATTCATCGCGAGAAATCATAGAGGTAATTTTGCTCTTGAAGTTTTCTTCATAAAGTTGAGACGAATAGCATCCCACTTGAGACGTTCTTTCAAAGATTTTGAAACAAGTTTCGTTACCGATTCTACCTCAAGTTCGTTTATTTCACAATAGTGAACAATAGCATCAATATAATTGAATTTCTCTTCAGCAACAATTTTTTCAATCTCAAGAGCAAATTTTGAAGGTGTTAAAAATTTATTCTCAATTACCTTTTCTAGTTCCTTATTTGGTTCCATAGATCTCCAGTTTATCTGCAACAAATTTTCTAATATATTTGCTGAGTAGTTTGATGTACTTTGATTTGTTTCGTTCTTCATAGACCACGCATTCTCCATTTTCACAAGCCATAATGATTACAAGTTTTTTGACAGAAATACCTGTCAGTTCATACAACATACAACCGTATGCCATACATTGCACGAAGTAGTTATCGATCCACTCTCGTGGTTTGGGTTTTGCAGATGTTTTAAAATCGATTATTGCTAACTCACCGTTGTATTCGGCAATACAGTCAACCGTTCCAGCAATACCAAGTTCCTTACTATATAGGGAACCTTCCAAAGCGTAAATATTATTAATATTTTTTAGAGTTTGCTTTGAGATCTTGAAGAGAAAATCAGAGATGGGTTGAACCGTAGGAAGTTTCTCATTTTTCAGAAAGTGTTCGGTAAGAGTATGCATATCAGTGCCACGACTTGTAGCACGTTTACTGATACGATCTGCCTCTTCATTACCAACTCTCTTACGCCACTTAATAAAGATTTCCTTATTAAAATGACTGGTCACCGAAGTGATGGAGACCAGTCGGAGGAGTTTTTCTTCATCAGGGACTGAGTAATACCTTACCCCATCAATTGTCTCCCTCTGAAGTTTAGGGAGATTCACATCAACATGATCAAACATTAAAAACCTGCGTCTATTTTTGCAACTAGATATTCTTTACATAGACCAGAACGAACAATATCATCAAGACCAAACTCAATAATATCAAACGATGGCATTGCTCTAAGAATTCTCATAAAATCGATAATACCGTTTCTTTCGTTAGTTTTTTGCAAATCAGATTGAGTTGCATCACCACAGAAACAAATACGGGTATTCTCGCCAACTCTTGTAATTATACTATCAAGTTCATGAAAATTCAAGTTTTGAAATTCATCAACTATCACAATAGCATTATCAAGAGTTGTTCCACGGAGAAATGACGTGGACCAAAACTTAATTGTTTCCTGTGCTTTCAGATTACCATACAGCATCTCAAAATCGGAATCACTAGGCATCTGGAACATGTATTTAACCATGTTCTTATAAGGAATCTGATAGATATCAGACTTATCTTCATAAGTTCCAGGAAGGAATCCAATCTCTCTAGTAGAAACAAGAGAGCGAACCAGATAAATTCTCTCGTAAGGAGTATTATCGTTTAAAACATCTTGAAGAGCATTATACAGGGCAATGAATGTTTTACCTGTCCCAGCACAACCATAACCAATAAGATGTTTCCCCTCTGCATACGAATCAAAGAATCTTTTTTGATTGTCTGTTAATGGATCAATATCAACCAATAAATCTGTATTGATTGGTTTTTTTCTTCTCATTTGCTTGGCAGTCATGCCAATTCCGATAGGGGAATCGTTCTTTCTCTTTCTAGTTGGCATAAGTTACTTAGATCTTTTTGACAGTTGAACCAGGTGCTGTTGATGCCTTGGCAAGCACATCATTCCATCCAGGATTTTTAGCGACGAGTTTATCT